CATTATTGGAATATGGAGGATTAGATGGACAAATCTTGTCCGAGACATAAAGAATATTATACTGGCTGTAATTCTTGTCAGCATGACTGTATTGATGACAACGAAGAACTTAAAGCCAAAATCAAACAACTGGAAGCGGCTCTGAAAATTTCAATAAATGGTTGGGAAAGATGTTATATGGCTTATGATTCTCAGGTTACGGGTATATCAATACGTGAATCGCTCTCCAATCTACAAAAAGAACCTGATTATCAAGAAGCACAAAAAGTATTGGAGGATTAGATGAAGATATTAAAAACAGTGTTGCCTGATTCACCTTATGGAATTAATTTTGTTTCTCATAAAAAATTGGAGGAAGAGATGGACAAGAAAGGGCTTTATAATAAATATTCTGTTAAAAGAAACGATCGTAGTAAAAAACATAAAAACTGTGAATACTTTGTTCTTGATCTAACCCATGATATACATTCTATTCCTGCATTAAAGGCTTATGTGGAGTCTTTACGGTCTGCCTTTGATGGTAGTTACTATTATTTAATTCAGGATTTAGAATTGAAAATATCAGTATTGGAGGATTAGATGAAGATACTTAAATACATTTTAATAGCATTCTTTATATTTATTGCGTTTTTCTTTGTAATGTGGCTTTGGGGTTTGGCGGTTATATGATATGGTTTATAATAGCTATATTTATAAGCTTTATATTGGGGTATTTTACTTGTGCATTAATGGTGATGTCAAGGGGAGACTATGAAGATATTTAATTATGAGAATTTAAAACGGCTGAAACGTGGTATCCGATTATATGTGTTCTTGTCTTTCAAATGTAATTTTGATTGTGCTTATTGTGTTGCGAAGATCCCAAATAAACAATATCCTGCATACGAAGGGGAGAGGACGTTTGAAGAATGGAAAGAGTTTATATCTACATTCCCGGTCAAGGTTAAAGAGCTTCGCATAACTGGCGGAGAACCATTTGAGAATGATGTTACAGTGCCACTTGCAAATTGGGCTGTCTCTGAGGGTTACTTTGTTATAATAGAGACCAATTTATCTGTAAATATGTACAAAATTTGGCAGTTGACAAATACTAAAAAGGTGCAATTATATGTTACATATCATAGGGGGCAAATAGACAAAGATGAGTGGCTATTAAATTATAATTTTATAAAAAGGATATTGCCTAAATGCACCATTATTGCTAATAGTTTTGCGAAGAAAGAATTCTCATCTGCTGTTGTAAAGGATTGGGTTGAGCCTGACACTATGAGAGTGCCTAAATTTATTATCGGGCCGGATCTTCAGATATTTAGGAATTGCTTTGAAGCGTATGGAGCATATAATGAACGCTGATTATAGTAGTACATTCAAATGGAAGCCAGCACTCATAAAATATTTAAAAGGTGAGAAGGTTGTCAGGTGGTGGAAGGGTACGGATTCTCTTATGCTTGAATATTTCCCGCCTGGTATTCCAAAATGGTTTGTATTATATCATCGGTTAAAATGTTGGCTGACTCAGTTTATTATACATGAACATTGGTACGGATGTGAAGAAGTAAAGAAAAACCTTGAATATTTCTACGGCGATATAATAACGGTGCGTGCAGTATATCCAGAGTTATATCCTAAGAAAGTCACAAAAAAACCACTTGTTGTATTGATACATAATCCATCAGAGAGTTATAAATACAAAAAATACGCTCACTGGAAATTTGGAGTGGATATAATTGATAAGGTGAGAGAAGAGACAGGTGAGCGGTGTTACTTTCTAACAGTTGATAACTTTGCTAATATGAACGTTGTATTTCCCTTAGTGGATTGTTGCTTATTACCGAAGAGACTAAAAGGTAATCCACGACTTGTTGCAGAATGTAAGATAAATAATATTCCCGTATATTATGATACAGAGGCAACGGTATTCTCATGTGTGAGTTTTCTATATTTTATGGAGGGCAGAAAATGAGTATAGTTGATGATTTGTGGAAAATATTTAACGATTTTAAAGTGCCTGAGGGAAAGATATGTGTACCGTTATCGGGTGGATTAGATAGTCGGGTACTTGCTGGTATTATATCAGGACGTAGAAAGATAGACTATGGATTCTGTTGGGTCACTGATAAAACATCTTACAACAAAGCAGAAGTAAATAAACTGATGCGTTATCTGAATTATGATAATTTCGATATGATCTATCTTATAAAACATGAAGAACAAAACATGATACGTGCAGTTGAAATATTACCGAAACGCTATTTAGATTCAACTATCATAATTGCTAAACACATGGATGTTGTGACTGGCTTATGCAAAACGAATAAACGCAATAGGAGATATTATTATTCTGATTTTAAGATTGTAGAGAATGGTATGGGATATGCAGATAAATTCAATTATGTATCTACGCCATTCTGGAGGCCGGAGTTAGTTGGGTACTTACATTCACTTAGTTATAAACAACGATTTTTCCAGCGAGCGTATAGAGATATGATAAAGAAGTATCTACCTGAATTATGGAAAGTCCCAAGATGCTTCGAGACTGGAGAGCCTGTTAGTCTAAATTGGTATATACCAAAACGTATCTGGAGAAAATTATGAAAGACGTATTAAAAATTGCTTTTATGGCGACTGTCGCAGCGTTGCTATTATTAGCAGGTATATTGGTTAATATGTTTTACTAACTAAGGAGGTATTAAGAAGTTGAATTTGTGATTAGATGCTCGCAACAAATTAGGGAGGGTTTAGTTAGCTCTCCCTTTTTTACATTAGGAGGAATATGCGATTCATCAATATAACAAAGGGTAACGACGACGAATATTCAACCGGGGATAGAGTAGAAGAATTAGAAGATATTATAGCCAGGCAGGGTAAAAGGATATTTATGCTATATTCCACGAGGATGTTAGCGAAGTATAATTATCAGCTCTCGCAGGACATACAACAACTATGTATCGAGCGTGACCAGGCTCTGCGTAAAGTGGATCAGCTACGAAAGCAAATTAAAATATTGACAAATGACTTGTAAAATATTATTTTTACTATTATGAGAGGTAGACCAAAGAAAACGACTAAAGACTTCCCTGAAGATTGGAAGCAGGGGATACACAATTTATATATACGTGGTGGATGTGATGTTGAAGTACGCTCATACTTAGGTGGGATTGCGATAGAAACGCTTGCTCGTATGATGGATGAAGATCAAGAATTGTTTGACTCCATAAAAAGAGGACGGGTACACGCAGAGGCATGGTGGAAGGAACAGGGGCGTACCGGATTACCTGGTGGTAAGATCAACGTAGGTATGTATGCTATCAATATGCGTAATAGATTTGGCTGGTATGATGCGAATAAACAAGGTGACTCTATTGACAATATAGGAGAACGGCTTGATAAAATCGCCAGAGCTCTTGCACAGTCTGACACCGATACAAGTTAAGTATTACAAAGACAAACATAGATTCATTATAGTTACGGCTGGGCGTAGGTCACGCAAGACTTTAATCGGACAGCGTAAGGTATTACTAGAAGCGTTGTCTAACGAGAATAGACGTTACTTTCTGGGTGCGCCTACGAGAGCGCAGGCTAAGGAGATATTTTGGCGCAGGTTAGTTACGGACACTGAGCCATTCAGGAAGGATATAAGTAAGGGTGATTTATCGGTTACGTTTATGAATAATTCTGAAATTATAGTAGTAGGATTAGACAGACCTGAGCGTATTGAGGGGCAAGTATGGCACGGTTGTCATATTACTGAGATTGGTAGTATTAAGCCTGAAGCGTGGAAAGAGAATATCCGGCCTGCTTTAGCAGACACAGGTGGATTTGCAATCTTAGATGGTGTGCCTGAAGGTAGGAACCATTATTACGATATGGCTTTATATGCGTGTGACCAGGTAATACCTACAACTGCTCCGCTTAAAGGTGCGTTTCACGATTGCAAAAGGTCTGAGGAATGGGTGTTTTATTCGTGGTTTTCAAGCGATGTGTTAAAGCCTATTGAAATTTCAAGCTATAAAGACGCAACAGACGCACGTACATTCAGACAAGAATATGAGGGGTCATTTGAGTCATACGCTGGTATTGCGTATTACACATTCGGGGAGCATAACTTCTATGATGTTGTACGAGATTACAGGAAGCCAATATCGGTAGGTATGGACTTTAATGTTAATCCGATGACTGCTACGCTTGGAACTATTAAGGGTGATTCGTATCATCAATGGTCTGAGATATGGCTTGAGAACTCGAATACATACGAGATGGCAGAGGAGCTAAAGACGTATGTAGATGATCCGAGTGAGATTATAATATACCCGGATTCAACAGGCAAGGCAGAGAAGTCTAACGCAACTGAGTCTGATTTAGCTATCTTAAAGAAAGCCGGATTCGATATACGAGCGCATAGAGCCAACCCGTTTATCATAGACAGAGTGAATGCGTGTAATTCAATTATGGTTGATCGGGGGAACAAGACAAGGTATTTAGTTAATCCAAAAGAATGTCCAAAGACTATCAATGATTGGAATAGAGTAATACGTACAGACGATGGTAAATTAGACAAGAAGCAAGAGCAGCAGATGATAGGTCACATATCCGCAGCAGCAGGGTATTTAATCACATACAACTGGCCTGTCAAGGAATCACATATAGATTATACTGAGAGGTATTAAGATGGTATTTTCAAGTTTAAAATGGGCTGATATTATAGCAGCGATAAAGAATTACTTTACAGGCAAGAAGAAACAAAGCGCAATAGAAGAGGATTCAGAGCAGAAGAAGAATGCTAAGATCCTACTTGATTATTATAGCGGTAATCAGAAGAAATACTTAGAGGGTATCGGGTTTGAGGATAAGGATTCAGGTAAAGAGTTGATTGCTAAGATGATCCTGAATATGACAAAGAAGATCATAGACAAGGTATCGATGGTCTATAAATACCCGCCTGAGCGTAAGTTAGTCAATGACGACGGTGAAGATATTGAAGAGGCGCAGAGCTATGCTAAGTGGATTAATCATGTGACGGTGTTTGACAATGTCATTACAGAGGCAGAGCGTCAGAAGAATTTATTCCATAAGGTACTACATAGAACGCATTTCAACCCAGTGACAAAGAAGTGGAATTTCTTGATTGAATGGGATTATAAGGCGCATTTCGTAGATGGTGATCCGCTTAATCCTATCGGGTTTAGTGTGCCTATTGTAATAGCGGAGAGTAACTTAGACTATGCACATCGGATAAAAGGTGATGACCAGATATACCTTTATTACGATGATGAACGCTATTTCTATTATAATACAAAGGGGCAGACCTGGACATACTTTATAGACTATGACGGCAATAGACAAGATAGTGATGGTAAGAATATATATGGTAAATCACCGTTTAACGAGTTACGTAAAGGTGTTCCGGTGTATCAATATGAGACTGTGGGGGCGATGGATTTAGTCTCCGCTAATCATAGTATAAACCAGAATCTGAATAACTTAAACATGGCAAGTCATTATCAGTCATTCGGTATTATATGGGATAACTCAGGGTTAGGTAAAGAGGCAGGTAGCGAAATTGTAGTAGGTCCGAATAGACAAGTCCACGTTCCTACTGAGGTGAGCTTGAATAACCTTGATTTAAATCCTAAGCTTTTAGAGATGATAGATGTAATTAAGTTTGAGGTAATGGCTATATCGAACACGTATAATTTAAGTGTGAATTGGCATAACGAGGCTACACCAGTATCAGGGTTTAGCTTGATTGTACAGAATATGGATTATATAGAGCAACGTCAGAAAGATGTAGATGAAGCGAAATCACAAGAGCGGGGAATATTCAAATCAGTCAAATCTCAACAGGACTATCATAAGGGAGATTTGGAGGAGGACGAACCACGTATAGAAGATGGTACTTTAGTTATAGACTTTCAAGAATTAGACTTACCTATTAATCAGACTGAAGAGATTACAGTCAAACAGTATAAACTTGATAACAATATTATAACCCCGGTAGATGAGATACAAGCAGACAATCCAGACATGGATGATGAGGCTGCGTTAAAGAAGTATATGGATAATAAGAAAATCAACGGCACATTAACAAGTGCTGAAGTCATACGTAACAGCTTAGAAGAGGAGGGCGTAATAATTGAAGAAGAATAATGGTGAGCCAGAATTACTTTATAGTATTACGATTAACGTGAACAAGAATGGCGTATCTAATCTACACGTTGATAAACCTGATATTCTATTGCATTCACTGAGGAGCGTATTATCACAACACGTACATTTAGTCAGTGACCAGATTGCTATTGCGAATTATAAGGCAATGGAAAGCCAGGTCAAGATAATTAAACCAAATCAGCTACCACCGAAGATGAAGTTGCAATGAGCCTAATGGATGACAAGGTTGTATTCTTTGATGACTTGCTTGCGCAGTACGAATTAGAGTTTGCTAAGTTCGGTACTGAGTTAAAGCGTATGTTATCAGTATTTATACAATCAGGACCATATACATCTGCGGAGGTTGCGGTATTCTTCGAGGGCAGCGGTATGTCACAGGTTGCGCAAAATTTCGTTACGAAATATGACACAGTTATTAAGTACACTAGACAAGTAGCTAAAGCGTCTGGAATACCTTTAGTGTTGCCTGATAGATCGTTAGCTATATTAGATTTATATAAAAAGAATCAATTCCATAATATATTAAAGGCTTCTGAGTCTATACAGAAGGGCGTGGTAGATGCGTCATTCAGATATGGTATAGGTGAGTCAAGATTAGACACAATAATCACAGAACTTAGTGCGGTCGGTCATTGACACTGCCGGGAGAAGAATAGCAACTGAGGCTCTGACGGGCGCAAGTATGTATGACCGCACTATTAAATTTGAGCAGTTCAAACACGCAGACGTAGAGTTGTATTACTACGATGGGCCAATAGATAAAGATAATAGACCTGCGTGTTCAGGAACTTTAGTAGATCCACGACAATCAACGGGCTGGACTTTGGCTGAGGTACAAGGTAGTATGACACCGTTTATTACTTGTGGTGGGTATAATTGCCGTCATGAATGGTTGCCGTTTGTCGAAGGGCTAGATGACTTAGTGAAAGATATGCAAAGAGATGCGGGGATAGATCCTGAGGGAATATAATGCTATTTGGTTTATATGGTGTGATGACGAGACTGACGAGCCTATATCAGTTAGTGGCGTAGTATCTAATATATATTATGAGGAGTTTGATTTATGTTTATATTTAAATTTAGGTACGATGAGAGATAAAATGGGGCTGAGCAAAGTTAAGTTATTCCCACGTTCGGTTATGCGGTGGATTTCAGTACGCCATATACCTGTATTCAAACGAAGGGTGCAAGGGGGTATCGATGCGTATGGGCGTAGATTCAAGATATACACGAATGCTTATATGATATTAAAGTCAAGCGGGATGAAGCGTACTGGTCAAAAGACAGCAAGTGGCAGGAGTACAAAGAAGAACCAGGGGAAGATTAAGGCGTATATAGGTATTCCAACTAACAAGCAAGTCTATCCACCTAATCTAACTTTAACCGGGGCGATGCTGCGGAGTCTACATCGCAAGAGATATACCAAAAGAGGCTATACCTTAGGTTTTACGGGTGAGAATGCAGAAAAAGCCGTGGGGAATAGAGCGCAAGGTAGAAATATAATAACCAACGTACCGACTAAAGAGAAGAAATTCATAAATAGGTTAATGAAAAAATCCGTAGATAGACAGACAGCTAAATTAAAGGATGTGGTAATTCATATTGGTAAGTAATAGGGCGGTTTATCCCAAACTATTTGACAAATGACTTTATTTAAGTTATTTTTATATATCTTTGAAATTGTAGTAAAGATAGACCTAAGAATATTTACCATGGTCGACTTGGTATTCCCCTCCGATGCCTTGTCGACCTTTTTTTATATAAGGCTTAAATGCCTGTGAGATGTCAACCAAGAATAAAAAGACGAGGTTTAAATGCCTGAGTTTAAAGAAGAAATTAAAGCAGCAGTTGATGATATTAGATCAAAGGCCGGGGCTGAGATAGCCGAAAAGATTGAGGATAGTTTAATATCCATTGTCACAAAGACTAATTCAATGGTGACACATGAAAAGGAGTTGCAATCTGAAGTAAAAGAATTAAGGGCTGAGGGTTATACAAAACGTCACGCACTTAAAGACTTTGAAAAAGAGACACAGTTAAAGGTTCAGGATTACGAAGATAAATTAAAGACATTCGAGTCTGATAATAGCAATGATGAATTAAAGGCTGAGAATGAACGTCTCCGTGGTTTTGAGAAAGAGACTATTGAATCACAGAGAACTGATTTAAAGTCTTTCGTTGAAAGTGTAAAGGATCACGACAGGTTTAGTAAGGTATCAAGCAAGTTTAAACTACCGTCTAATGATGATGGTATAGATTTTGGTAAGTTTGCAGAGATGGAATACGAGGATCTTAAACACAACTTAGCACAGATGAAAGACTTAA